CCCTTTCCTGATTTAGTAGCCATTGACAAGATGTGCGCCGCTTATCTCGGCATGACACCATCGCAGGTCGATGAGTGTTCACTACGGGATATAAACGTCATGATTACAGGCGTTAAGGAGCGGCTCGAGCAGGAGCAGGAATCAGAGTGGCAGCGCACCTTAATCGTGGCGCAGCAACTTGAGAACCTGATGTTGTTCAGGGCGGGCAAACGGCAGAAGCCTCTGGATGCCATGTATCGCCAACTGAAAAAACAGGAAACGCCTGTGATGCGGATGGCTGAATATCAGCAACTGCGGCAACGGGCAAAAGCAATACTGGAAGATGGCTACAGTCGCTGACGTAAGGGTAAAGATTGGGGTCGACTTACAGAACTTCAATCGTGGCATGACCAATGTCACGAAGGGTCTGGATAAAGTCGGCAAGCAGATGCGGGCAACGGGCAAGAGCCTGTCGCTTGGACTAACTGCCCCTATTCTTGCGCTCGGCGCGAAGTCAATACAACTGTTCGACAAGCAGGCGAAGGCGTTAGCACAAGTCGAAACGGCTGTTAGGTCTACCGGAGGCGCGGCGCAGTTATCAGTAAAACAACTCACCGAGCAAGCATCCGCACTACAAAGGCAGACCATCTTCGGTGACGAGGATATACTTCAAAAGGTAACAGCCAACCTTTTGACGTTCACCAGTATTGCCGGAGACGAGTTCGTACGAACGCAGGCAGTCGTTCTTGACCTTGCGACAAGGATGGGAACGGACCTGACGAGTGCAACGCTACAACTTGGCAAGGCGCTCAATGACCCGGTTGCAAACCTCGGCGCTCTGAGCAGGGCGGGAATCCAGTTCAGCAAAGAGCAAAAAGAGGTCATCAAGTCCCTTGTAGAAACGGGCAAAAAAGCAGAAGCGCAGCGAGTCATACTTGAGGAGTTGGAGGTTCAGTTCGGCGGCGCGGCAGAGGCGGCGGCAAAAGCGGGAGCGGGTCCGTTGCAGCAACTGCAAAACAGGCTCGGCGATCTTGCGGAGTCGATTGGGGGGTTAGTTCTACCTTCTGTGTTAGAACTTGCCGACAAAATATCGGCCGTGGTTGACTTCCTTCAGAATCTATCGCCTGAAACAAAGAAAATAGCCATCGCCTTCGTTGGAATGGCTGCTGCCATCGGTCCAATACTGCTTATTCTTGGAGGCGTAGCGGCATCCTTTAGCGCGATATTCAGCGCCATGACGTTGGTGGCGGGGCTTATCAATCCGTGGACGTTAGCGTTTGCCGCCCTTGCAGCAATCGGTATTGCTATATACAGGAATTGGGACGCGGTAAAGCAGGCGTTTGTTGGAACATGGACTGCGATTAAAGACCTAATCACAAACGTTAAAGACAACTTTATTGGTACTTGGGTTGGAATCTTTAAGGCAGCAGAACTGGCTATTAAAGGTGACTTCGAGGGTGCGTGGAAAACGTTAAAACAAACAACAGTAGACGGCGCAGCGGGTGTAGTCGATCAGTTTAGCACCTTTGCGACAGACGTTGGCGCGGCAGTTGCACCCGCAGCCGTTGCGTTAGCGTTCGATCCTTTTGCGCTTGGTGATCCCTTCAAGAAGTTTAAGGATAGCGCAAAGTCTAATCTGGAAACTGATGAGGATTCTGTTTCAAATAGCGCAGACGCAGCATCAACAGCGCTTGGAAACATCAAGACTAAAGTCGGCAGCATTGAGGCTTTGGCTCCAAGTTTCAAAACATTGGAGGATGCGCTGTCTGGCGCAGAGGTCAGTTCTGACGATGTAGATGCCGCGCTAAACAAGATTGCGCCTGCCGTTGCAGGCGTGGAGGGTCTTGCTCCCGACTTCGGAACGCTTGTTAAAGCCCTCGGATCAGAAACGCTTGCCGACGAGTCCCTCGTAGTAATGTCTGGAAATGCCGTTTCCGGCATCAAGGGCATTGGAGATCAGGTAGCTATACTTGAAAAGATAGCGCCAGACTTCACAGCCATAACAGACGCCATAAATGGGCCATCGGGATCAATCGCGTCACACGCTAATGCCGCAACGGGCAAGGTAAAAGAACTATACGACCTAATCCCGAGCGAGTTGTCCATGCCGGAGGGGTATGAGGATATACTCAATGTAATACCAGATGCAGACGAGACGCACAGATGGGGCCAGTTCGTCAAAAAGATGGGTACTCTTAAAGACGATTTGAATAACGCCGCTCATTTTGCGTTCAAGTTTTCTGGCAACTTAAAGAATATTGACGAAGCGTGGCGTCCGTTATTCGGGACCGATTCGCCACAATGGATGAAGGATCTGGTCAAGTACGCAACTGATGCCAGCTTGATAGTGCAAGGCTTAGAGTCGATGGTAACACTACTATCTCCGTCAACATGGAAAGAAGCTTTTCAGGTTCTTAAAGACTTAGGAGGCCATTTCTTAGATATTCTCGATCTCATTGGAAAGATCATTATCAAGATCGGCGAGTGGATTCTCGCACAAATGGGCATTGGCGGCGGCGGCGGCGGCGGCGTTCCTGACTTTACAGGTGGCGATCCCGGCATATCTATTCCGGGAAGCGGTGGGCAAGGAACACCGACAGGCGTACCAGTAGGAACAGGAGGAGGCGTACCAGTAGGAACAGGAGGAGGAGGTGCGGGAGTTGCAACAGCCGGGACAGTGGGAGCAGGAGGCATTGGCGCATCAGCAGGCATACCTCTTGCGGGTGCTGCTGCTGTCAGCGCGGCGTGGCTTTTAGGGTTGCAATACCTCGGACAATTCACGGGATCGACGCTTGCGAGTAACGCATTCGATCCAACCACATACGCAGGAGGAAATCTTGCTAACGCTTTCGGCGGTATGATTGGCTCGGGCGGGATTACGGGTCTTGACTTCGGCAGCAATTGGCTGTCCGGATTGCAGGGCTACATGGGCGCAGGTGAACCCGCTATGGGCATGGGCATGGGCATGACTACGGGCGGTCAGACCATCAACGTCAACCTTGACGGTCAGACCATCGCCACCGCAACGATGCCGTACTGGTCACAGGAATTGGAGATTTACGGGACCAACCGCTAATGGCAATAGCAATTAAAAACCAAGCGGGTACGGATATTGACTTCGTGAAGGAGTCTTTCCGGTATGAGGATGCCGTTACACAGCGCGGCATATTGTCCTTTCAGGAGATAGGCACAAACCCGTCATGTACGTGGGGCGAGGACGTATTTGTTTACGATGATGGCGGCACACCTTTGCAGTTAGCAGGAGGCGGCAATCTTGAACTGGCAGGAGGCGGCAATCTTGAGTTAGCGCAGGAGACCGTTTATTGGGGCGGGACCGTTGAGAGCATTACAGAAGATGATATAACCGTTGGAGAAGCCACGACGATACGATTCACCTATCGGTGCATTGACTTCTCCGAGTTTGCAGGTCGGCTTATTATAACCGATCAAACGGCAAACGAAACAGCCGGGGCATGGATACGGTCAACGCTAACAGGTCCGCTGGGCTTGGCTCTTTATGGCGTGACGGAGGGAGATATAGACGATGGCGCTTTTGTTGACTATATGCCGTGGAACTACGTGACTCACGAACTCGCCTTTGATGAATTGGCAGAGATCAGCGGCTTCTTCTGGAATATCGACAAAGACAAAAAACTCAACTTCCGATCGGTTGATGCACTCGCCGCTCCTTTTGCCATAACCTCATCAAATAGACCGTATAAGCAGATACAATTCTCGACGGTTCGAGGCTCCTACCGTAACCAAGTGTTCGTCAGGGCAGGAACGACTGTCAACACCGAGAACACGGTAGAGGTGCAACTTGGCGATGGCAACAAAAGAGCCTTTGTTGTGGGGTCATACATAGGAGAACCGCCAACGGTCGAGGTCGATACTGGCTCTGGCTATACAACGCAAACGGTTGGTATAGATGGCATTGGCAGTCCGGCTCAATGGTACTACAACACAGGCGGGAATTTCGTTATCCAAGACCCTGATGAGACCGCTCTTTCCGCTACTGACAAGATCAGGATTACTTATAAGGCACAGTACCCCATCATTGTGTCTGCAACTAACGATGAGGAGGTGGTGTCAAGAACCGCTATTGAATCCTCATCTTATGCAATCTACCAGTCCGTTGTCGATGCTTTAGACGTAGACAATGCGGACGCCGCCGAATTGAAGGCACAGTCGATTCTCAACCAGTATTCACAGCCCCGTATTACCTGTCGATATTCAACAGATCAGGTCAATCTTGAAGCCGGACAAGCGCAGTATATAGACCTCCCCGAGCATGGCATACAAGCAAACTTCCTTATTGAGAAGATCGGAGCATCTTTGAGGCATGACGGGCAACTATCCTTCGACGTTACCGCCGCCGCAACCCAAACCGTTGCCGGGTGGTCCTACTGGAAGCAGAAAACCCGACAAGACCGTAAGTTTGTTGTGCGGGACAATGAGGTACTTCGGTTGTTAAACAGCGAGAAGGACAACGCAACCGCAAACGATGCTGTCAGTACCACGCTATACACAGGGGCATACACCGTCAACGGAGCAGACACTTACATCGATGGATTCCATGTCGGATAACATACGACCTAAAGGACGCGTGACCGTCGAGGTCATCACGGACAATGGTACAACTGTGTTGGAGCAGGACAACGTTGTTGTAAATAACGGCGTGGCTCGTATTGCTGCTATCATCGCGCAGGACTCGTCCGCCTTTCCATCCCACATCGCCATCGGTACGGATGCCACGGCAGCGGCTACAACCGACACCGCACTCGGCGCAGAGGTAGACCGCAACGCGATTGTCACGGACTTTGCAACGGGAGCAGTTGCCACGTTCAAGGCGTTCTTTGGCAAGAGCGAGGCGAACGGCAACACGATTGCTGAGGTCGGTATGTTCGACCAAGCATCTGGAGGCACCATGTTTTGTCGTTCCGTTCTCTCGTCTACGATCGCAAAGGATGCCACCAAGAGCATCAATATCACATGGACCCTGACCTTCGCTGACGCATGAGCACGACCATCTTTCCCGAATCAGGAGATCAGATCACCGAGGCTGCGTGGTCCACACAGAATCAGTCCCTGTCGGTCGCTGAACGTTACCGGGTGTCTGGGTATACCCTTTCTGCCGGGACGGGTCTCAACGCAAATGTGGCGGCAGGAACGTGCGTTGTCAACGGCTACCACATCGTATCGGATGCAACACAGGCGGTGTCGGTAACGGCATCTCAAACGAATTACATCTGGCTTAACGAGGATGGCACCCTGTCTAGCAACACGACTGGGACCAACCCCGGCTCTGAACTGCTGCTCGGTACGGCGGTGACGGACGGCTCCGGCGTGACAAGCGTTGATAATACACCGAATATCACCAATGCACAGAATGTCTTGATCGTTAAGCCATCTGATGAAACGGTCAATAACTCGGCGACCTATCAGGATGATGACCACTTCCAGTTTGCCGTATCGGACGGGGACCAATGGCACATCCGGCTGATGCTTCTGCTTGATAACCCCGATGCTACGGCTGATTTCAAATTCCAGTTTGCTATCTCCGGCGGTTCACTCACCACGGTCGGCCCCTACGCACAATTCGACCCGGCATCGTCGGGCTTTGCCTCATCGACCAATGGCGTCCTGAACTTTACGACCGCAACAACGGATTCGGTGGCGGTTCTTGACGCTTACGTGTTCGTGACTACGGGCGGGACGCTTGCCCTACAATGGGCACAGAATAGCGCATACGCAGGCAACAGCGTAGTGAACCAAAACAGCGTCATGATTGCTCGGAGGATCTTGGGCTAATGGCTACCACGGTTTTCCCTCAAACGGACGATTCGGTCACGGTCGCAGGATGGGCTGCCATGATTGCCGCGCTTGATCGTGGCGATGCTGACCCGCTCGACGATCAGGCTGACGTCACCAACGACTCGACCAACCTTCTATGGTCTGGCTCCGATTCGGGGTTTACCCTATCGACCACCAGCAAACAGACCTTCGCCACGCTCCCAGTAGATCAGGGCACAGTCTGGGCGGGTGAAGTCAACATCGAGATTGAACGAGACGATAACGGCGGCTTTGCTTCGGATAATATAAGCTACGCAATTACCGTTCCGGCAGGAATCACGGCATTTGCTTGGGTTATATGTAGCGCCAACCCGAGTACATCGAGCGGGCGCATGGATGGCGGCGCGTATACAGGCGTAACGGATGAAGTAATTGCGATAACAACGGGCGGCGTTCCAATCGCCAATTTCACCACGCGAATCTATCTGGTCGTCACGGGTGACACGGCTTCCGGGGACGTTCTGATAAGAATGGCGAAGGGATCAACAGATGATGCAGACAACTGGAATGTATTTGGCCGCGCAAGGCTGACACGAATCAGGGGATAAAAATGGCAACGATATTTGACCTTTCTGAAAACACGGCTCCTGATGGAACGGACCGTCTGTATATCACGGACGGTACGAACGACGAAGGCGTACAGATTGCAAACCTACTGAAAGGATCGGGCGCAGAGGTTCCGGCGGCGAAGATCACAGGCACCGTAGCACACGAAAACGGTGGCCTCGAGGCAGACGTTTCGGCTTACGATGGCATCGTGCAGATCAGCGGCGGCAGCACGAGCGCGATCAAAAACAACTGGGCGGCATCAGCCGCGCCGACAACGGGTGATGATTCAGGAAGTGGCTACGTGGTAGGCTCTCGGTGGATCGACACGACAAATGACAAGGAATACGTCTGCCTCGACAACAGTTCAGGCGCGGCGGTCTGGACGGAGACAACGGGCGGCGGCGGCGGCGGCGGCGGTGTTCTCTTTACACAGTTTGCAGAAGATTCGAACGGGTCCGCATCATATTTAAACATATATTCTTCGGGAACGTATGGGAACGCGTTTGTAAATTTGTCTTCTTCAAGTGCCACCACTGGGCTGATGGTTCATATACCAGAGGCGATGACGAGTATTGATGAAGCGTACTTGCTTTTAGCGTCTTACTCTACAACTGAGTCGACGATAACTATACAATGCCACCATCTTGGCGCTGGCGAACACATCACCTCTGGTGGGTCGGTTCAAAGCACAAGCACAAGCACATGGTACACCCCCGCCGCCGGGAATGGAATGTGCAAAGTAGATATTACCTCCCTTTTTTCTAATGCGGCGGCGGGCGATATGACGGGTGTTATTGTGGAAATTACATCTTACACATCGGTTATCCGGTGTTTTGGATGCGTTATTGAATACTCTTAGAAAGATTGCTTACACGTTGGTATGATCTATATAGAAACACAGAAGAAGCTTAGCGCCAGCCTGTTTGACGAATTGGCTGGGGCTGGATTACCTGCCACCTACGCTGTCACCACACGCCGCATCATTGACGGTGTAGTGAGCAAGGGACACCCTCGCGCCGTGGGCATCGACGTTGAGGAATCACGCCGCGCTGACGTACAGGCGGTCATCGACGCGCACGTTCCAGACTTCGGGCACGTAGCCACGAAGATTGCCGAGACAAAAGCCGAAGCCGGAAAGCGCATCCTCGCCATCCTTCCCGATTGGAAGCAGCGCAACTACACGGCACGAGCCGTTGAGATAATTGCAGACGAAGAAGTTGGAAGCGATGAGTGGAACGAGATGCAAGCAGCTTGGCGGCAAATCGAAGCTGTCCGTACTGCGTCCGATGTAATCGAAGCGCAAATTGCCGACCTGACAGACGCAGAAGCTGGCGCGTTCGACGTTGCCGCATCATCCGAATGGCCGTGAGTACCGCCACCGGAATGATGTTTGATTACACGCTTGGCTTTAACAACCCAACGACACCATGTGGAATGTCTCTCGGCTTGGACCTGATGCACACCAGATAGAGTTCGACGATGAGTTCCAAAACAACGACTGGGAGCAATGGGTACTCCTGACGGGTGACCGTCATTGGGACAACCAACACTCCGACTGGTCGCTGCAAAAGAAGCACCTTGAAT